GAACAACTAGACGATCGTATAGACGAGGCGTTACAGTGGTTTCGTGAAAATCATCCGGACGGGTCTAAGAGATACTACCTGAAACATCAATTGACTCAGACAGATGTCGATAATCAATATGTGGACTTCAGTGATGACTTGGATCTCACCGCAGTAGTTCGCATGATACCGATGAGTTTTAGTAATGCACATTCGGGGTGGTTCAGTGACTCGTGGCAGTTCATGTCCCACACTATTAGTGACTTTGCTAATGGTGGTGGTCTACTAGGAGATCTTGCACATTACGAACAAATGCAACAACAGCTATCTCTACTCGACATGAAACTGGGTGGTTATCCACAAATTACATTTGACCGACAGTATAATCGTATAAACCTACATATTTCTAAAAATAATCTAAATGTAGATGACTTTATAATATTTGAAGTTTATGCCATACGTGACCCAGATAGTGGTATAACCGAATACAACTCTCTCTGGAATCACAAGTTTTTAAAAGAATATGCAACCGCACTGATTAAACGTCAGTGGGGTACCAACCTAATTAAATTTGACGGTATGACATTGCCTGGCGGTGTTACGGTCAACGCACGTTTAATCTATGAAGATGCCCTTGCGGACATTGAGAGACTCATGGAAAAATTCCGTAACGAAGAAGATGAAGGGCCTATGTTCTTCATGGGGTAAGTGATGGCTACCAATCCATATATTAGTACAAAACACAGACCGGAGCAGAATCTTTACGAAGACATTCTGATTGAAGCAATCCAATTCTATGGACAGGATGTATATTACCTGCCGAGAGAGATTGTTGAAAGAGAAGAAATCTTCCTAGACAGTATCCAGTCCCAGTTCTCTGATGCCTATAAAGTAGAAGTGTATATTGAAAACACTGAATCCTTTGACGGTGAAGGAGACCTGTTCACTAAGTTTGGTATCGAACTCCGAGACCAAGCGACCTTTGTTATTGCTCGCCGACGATGGAGAGAACTAGTCGGTGACCGTCTTGCGGACAATCAGTTCCGACCAAGAGAGGGTGATGTAATCTATCTTCCGTTGTCCGAATCTCTATTCGAGGTCAAGAAGGTTGAGACCGAGTCTCCTTTCTATCAGTTATCCCAACTACCTCAGTTCCGTATGCAGTGTGAGTTATTCGAGTTCTCGGACGAAGACTTTGATACTAACATAGATGCTATCGACAGGGTTGAAGAAGAACACGCATTCCAATACGAACTTATTATGGAGTCGTCGGGAAGTGAATCCTACTATACGCCAGGCGAAACCGTAACTCAGACGTTTGACGATTATGTTCTCGAAGGTGAGGTTACCTACTTCAACAGCGAAACTCGTTTGCTCAAAATTGCACACACTGGAGCTGATGACGGTAATTATCATGTTTGGTCAACAGACCGAGCAGTCGTAGGAAATAACGCATCCCTCACTCCAGCATCTTTGGACGAAGGTGTAAATGAAATCCAACCACTTTCACAGAATAAAGTGTTTGATGATTTCGCTAATGATTTTGTGGACTTCTCTGAGTCCAATCCATTCGGAGACATATCATAATGATGGGAAGTCACTTTTATCATAAACGTGTCCGCACTTGCGTTGCAGTGTTCGGTTCAATGTTTAATAACTTACATGTTTTGAGAACAGACTCAGCGGGTAAGGTGTTATCACAGGTCAAGGTGCCTCTATCATATGCACCTAAAAGGTCTTTCATAGAGCGGTTAGAAGAAATGTCTAACGGAGAGGAAGCAGAACGCAGAGTTGCTATTAAACTTCCACGTATGTCGTTCGAGATAAACTCTATTGCATATGACGCAACACGTCAATTACCTAAAGTGAACAGTTTCACTAATGTTGTCACCACAGACAATACGGTTCAACGAAAAACTTACGTTGGTGTTCCGTATAATGTCGGGTTCTCTTTGTCAGTTTATGCAAAGTCTCAGGATGATGCTCTACAAGTAGTAGAACAAATCTTACCATATTTTGCTCCTCAATATACCTTGACTGTCAAACCTTTTGCGGATGAACCAAGCATTAAAGAAGATGTGCCAATAGTATTGACGGGATTAGATTTTCAAGATGACTTCGAAGGCCCTGTAGAACAAAGACGCACCATCATATATACTCTCACTTTCGAGATGAAAGTTAACTTCTATGGGCCAGAACTCAAAGGGCCGGTGATTCGTGAAGTCAATACAAACCTAAACTTTTTGACAGAGACCGAGGGAGAAGAGCTTCTTATAGAAACCATAAATACCACTCCAGACCCTATAGACGTAAGTCCGGACGGTGATTACGGTTTCAACACCGAGATAATTTTCCCAGAATAATTAGGAAATACATTATGAATGATTCGAGCAACCCGCCTGCCATCCTCGATGATGAGCAGAAACGGAATTTTGTGCATGAACAAGACTATGAATATTCTCGTGATACATACTATGACCTAATTGAGAAAGGTCGTGAGTCCCTAGAACTCATGATTGAAGTCGCACGTGAGAGTGAACATCCTCGTGCGTTTGAGGTTCTATCTGGTATGATTAAAGGCATCGCAGATGTCAACGATAAACTGATGGATCTCAACAAAAAGCAGAAAGAGCTTACCAAAGAAGACAAACCTCCAGAATCTTCAACTACTAATAATCTATTCGTTGGTTCCACTACAGACCTTCAGCGTATGCTGTTGGGAGATGAAAAAACTATTGATCAAAGCGATGATGAAGATAATATCACGTAGGAAAAATAAAACCCAGTTGGTAAAGATAACAGACGATACATTCACCGATGCGGAATATAAGAGAATTATATCGCACATGAATAAAAATGTCGAATTGTCCCCAACACCACTAAGGAACGACTCTTGGCCAAAAGAGTTGATAGATGGTGTGGGTGGTTATACTAATACACACCCAGTATCAGACCCCTCCTTGGTCAAACTGTTAGCGGACAAGTGCATTTCTACGATTGGGTCTAGCAACAATTATGAAGACTATCTTGTAATGTATTATGAGGGTGAAGGGGAGTTTGCTCTGAACTGGCACACTGACCGTGCATATTCAGCATCTGCATCATTCTACTTAAACGATAACTGGAACGATAACTACGGTGGATATTTTGTTTTCCGATTGGACGGTGACAAACTGACCACGGCTATTAGACCAGATTTAGGTATGGCGGTATTTCAAAAAGGTAAGATAATTCATGCCGTTACAGCAACAAGACATGATGCTCCTAAAAGAAAGTCTCTACAGGTCTTCATAAGATGAGTTCATATACCAAGAACAGTTATCTCGGAAACCCACAGGTTAAACGTGACGGCGTTTCCGAGGATTGGGACAAAAAGAAACTCAGGGAATATCAAAAGTGTATGAAAGATCCCGCATATTTCTGTAGGAAGTATGTTAAGGTTGTGCACCTAGATAAAGGTCTAGTACCATTCAAGTTGTATGATTATCAGGAAGAGATGTTCGAACATTTCAATGATAATAGATTCTCTATCGTTCTCGCATGTCGACAGTCAGGTAAGTCTATTTCATCCGTGGGATACCTTTTATGGTATTCCCTGTTTCATCCAGAGAAGACAATTGCAATCCTTGCTAACAAAGGTGCAACTGCGCGTGAGATGCTTTCACGTGTAACCTTGATGTTAGAGAACCTTCCATTCTTTCTCCAGCCGGGATGTAAGGCACTCAACAAAGGGTCTATAGAGTTCTCCAATAACTCGCGTATCATCGCTGCAGCGACCTCCGGTTCGTCTATTCGTGGTATGTCGGTTAACCTACTGTTCCTAGATGAGTTTGCTTTCGTAGAGAATGCGGCAGAGTTCTACACATCAACATACCCAGTAATCTCATCTGGTAAAGATACAAAAGTTATCATAACAAGTACTGCGAACGGTATTGGTAACACATATCAGAAGATATGGGAAGGTGCGGTACAGAAGGTTAATGAGTATAAACCCTTCCGTGTAGACTGGTGGGATGTGCCTGGCAGAGATGAGAAGTGGAAAGCTCAGACGATTGCAAATACGTCACAGTTGCAGTTTGACCAAGAGTTTGGTAATACTTTCTTTGGTACTGGTAATACTCTTATTGAGGGTCAAGTGCTTCTTGACTTACGTGCTAGAGAACCAAAACGTAGACTAGAAGGTGGGGACTTATTAGTTTATGAAGAACCGATACTAGAGCATCAGTATATCATGACTGTCGATGTCTGTCAAGGTCGAGGACAGGATTATTCAACATTTAACATAATCGATGTTTCGGTGCAACCGTTTAAACAGGTATGTGTGTACAGGAACAACAGGATATCCCCAATATTATATCCAAACATGATTTACAAATATGCTAACGTATATAACGAAGCGTATGTTGTTATTGAGAACAATGACCAAGGTATGGTCGTGTGCGTGGGCCTATATCAAGATTTGGAATATGAGAACATTCACCTAGAGTCTGCAATCAAAGCAGATGCTATCGGTATCCGCATGGACAGAAAAGTAAAAAGGATGGGATGTTCCTCAATCAAGGATATCATCGAGAACCATAAACTCGATATTGTTGATGAAAACACTATTATGGAAGTGTCCACCTTTGTTTCCAAAGGAACATCATACGAAGCCTCTGACGGTAACCATGACGACTTAATGATGAATTTAGTCATGTTCGGTTACTTTGTGGGGACACAATCTTTTGGTGACATGACCAATGTCAATATCAAGCAGATGTTGTTTGACCAACGTATGAAGGAGATAGAGGACGATTTACCCCCTTTCGGAATCATCGATGATGGTTCAGACTATGTTCCCGCTGCAGATTTGAGTGACCCATACAGTATGGATTGGGCGACATATGAACCCGATAATTGGTAAATTTACTAAAAGTATAAATAGATACATTGAAAGAAAACTCCGTATTATGACTAACTTATTATACCTTAACTAAAAGGACACTATCATGACTCTCTTATCTTCAGAGTCTCCGGCAGTAACAGTAAGAGAAATTGATTTGACAGGTATCGTACCTGCTGTCACTTCCACTACTGGCGCACTCGCAGGCGACTTTAATTGGGGCCCACTGAACACACCAATCTTAATCGGTAATGAAACCGAGTTGGCGTCTACTTTTGGATCCCCACTAGCAGGAGATGCGTATGCAGGAGATTTTCTTTCTGCCTCGTACTTCCTAAAATATTCTTCAAGCGCATTTATAGTTCGCGCAGACCGACCAGACATTCCAGCAGTCCTAGATTCTGATGGAACTGAAGTAACTCCAGCGTACCCAGGCTACAGAAAAGCAACAATCGGTGCTTTCGAAGCAAAGTATTTTGGTACTCTCGGTAATACAATTTCTGTATCCGTAGCAGATTCATCAACTTTCGCTGCTTGGGAATTTGAAGGTTTCTTCACATCTCCTCCAGTAGGTGATGAACTTCACATTGTAGTTTCTCTCGGATATGTTTCATCGTCCGCACTAGGAGAAGTTGTCGAAACATACGAATTCGTTTCCACTGACCCTAATGCTAAAAATCCAAACGGTTCTAATAATTTCGTTACAGAAGTTATCAATAAATCTTCCTCTTGGGTCACCTCTACTGGTGTACCAGCGGCAGGAACAGTAACATTGATAGGCGGTTCTGACGGAACTCTAAATGAAACCGTAGTAGATTACGTGAATGCATACGATGCTTTCTTAAACAAAGAAGCTATCCAGATTGATTTCCTTATCCAACCAGCTGGTGGTCAGGATTCAGCACAAACTATTCACCAGAAGCTTGTTGAAATCGCTACATCTCGAAAAGACTGCGTTGCGGTAATTTCCCCAACATCAGGTAATGTTGATAGTATGGTAACATACATCAAGACTACTCTTAATCAAGATTCATCTTACTTAATTGTTGATGGAAACTGGTTTAAGGTCTATAACAAATACGAAGATAAGTACGAGTTTATCCCAGCAGCATCTTCAACAGCAGGCGTTATGGCAGCTGCCGATGCAGTCTCTGCTCCTTGGTTCTCACCAGCGGGTTCTAGACGTGGTCAATACGTAGGTGTTACTGAACTATTGATTAATCCTAGTAAGACAGAGCGTGATAAACTTTACAAGAATGGAATCAATCCAATTGTAAGTATCCCAGGCCAAGGTGTAATGTTATATGGTGACAAGACTCACCAATCGCGTCCATCTGCATTCGACCGTATCAACGTACGCAGACTATTCCTAGTTATCGAAAGAGCAATTAGTGAAGCAGGCGAAAACGTAATGTTCGAATTCAACGACGAGTTTACTCGTGCAGAGTTCGTAAATATTGTAGAACCATTCCTACGGGAAATTCAAGGTCGGCGCGGCATCACCGACTTCCGCGTTGTTTGTGACGAAACAAACAACACCGCAGAAGTTGTCGACCGCAACGAATTCATCGCAACTTGCTTCATCAAGCCAGCACGTTCAATCAACTACGTAACTCTAAACTTCGTAGCTGTAAGATCAGGTGTTGAGTTTGAAGAAGTAGTCGGCACAGTATAAGGGGAATAATCATGTCATTAAGAGTAGACGATTTTAAAGCAAAACTAAAAGGTGGCGGTGCACGTCCAAATCTATTTCGTGCAACTGTTAACTTCCCTGCGTATGCCGGTGGAGATGTGGAACTAACATCTTTTTTGTGTAAGACTGCGCAATTGCCAGCATCAATCATGAATGTTATTGAAGTTCCTTTTCGTGGTCGACAATTGAAACTAGCCGGGGATCGTACATTCGAACCTTGGACAGTTACTATCTTGAACGATACCGACTTCAATACACGTAACGCCATGGAAAAGTGGATGAACGGTATGAATGGTCACAGCGCTAACACGGGTATCACTAACCCTGTTGCTTACCAAGCAGACCTCATCGTTGAACAATTAGATAAAGACGGTTCAATATTGAAGACTTATAACTTCCGTGGTTGTTTCCCAACAAACGTTGCGGCAATCGATGTAAGTTACGATAGTGTGGACGCTATCGAAGAGTATACAGTAGAATTCCAAGTTCAATATTGGGAGTCAGATACCACTAGTTAATGGTATTATAAGTATATGAATGGGGGTGGTTCTCCACCCCTTTTTATTAGGTAAGAGGATATTATGGCAGATAACAATTTGTTTAAGGCGTTTGGATTCGAACTAAAACGAGTTCAGAAGGCAAATCAAGAAAGCGAGAAAGCGACTTCTATTGTCCCTAAAGTGGATGAAGATGGTGCTGGGTATGTTACTGCATCAGGTTCTTACTTTGGTCAGTATGTCGATATGGAAGGCACTGGCGCGAAGGATAACCAAGAGTTAATCAAAAAATATCGAAACATGGCAGAACACCCAGAGTGTGATGCTGCAATCGAAGATATCATCAACGAGTCAATCGTTTCCTCAGAACTAGAAAGTTCTATCAGCATCAACCTAGATAAGGTTGAGGCTCCAGACAAAATCAAAAAGACTATTACCGAAGAGTTCGATGGCGTTGTCGCCATGTTGAACTTCGAAGAGTATGGTCATGACATGTTCCGTTCATGGTATGTTGACGGAAGAATATATCATCACCTAGTAGTTAACGAATCCAACCTCAAAGCAGGCATCTTAGAATGCCGACCTGTTGACGCGACCAAGATTCGTAAAGTAAAGGAAGTGAAATACAAAAAAGATCCTAAGACAGGTGCAAAGGTTGTTGACAAGACTAACGACTTTTATGTCTATCAGGAACGCGCTGGTGCGAATAACGGTATCAAGTTGTCACCAGATTCTGTTTCGTATGTCACTTCAGGCCTTCTAGATTCCAGTAAGAAACGTGTGCTGTCGTATCTACAGAAGGCAATGAAACCCGTAAACCAATTACGTATGATGGAAGACTCACTGGTCATCTATCGTATGGCACGTGCACCTGAACGTCGTATCTTCTATATTGACGTGGGTAACTTACCGAAGGGTAAGGCGGAACAACATCTAAAAGACATTATGTCTCGGTATCGTAACAAAATCGTTTATGATGCCAACAGCGGTGAAATCAAAGATGACCGCAAACACATGTCCATGCTCGAAGACTTCTGGTTACCTCGTCGAGAAGGCGGCCGTGGCACAGAGATAAGTACTCTACCTGGCGGTGAGAACTTGGGACAGATAGACGATATCATTTACTTCCAAAAGAAGTTGTATCGTTCATTGAATGTTCCATTAAACCGTTTGGAACAAGAGTCTCAGTTCTCTCTAGGAAGAACCACTGAGATTAACCGTGACGAAGTCAAGTTCCAAAAGTTCATTGACCGTCTACGTAAAAAGTTCTCCCACTTGTTCATCGGTATCTTGAAGAAACAACTTCTTCTTAAAGGTGTTTGTACAGAACAAGATTGGGAAACTTGGAAGTCGGACATCCAAGTAGATTTCAGTAGAGACAATCACTTCACTGAAATGAAAGACGCAGAACTTCTGCGTGAACGTTTGCAGACTATGGATCAAATCTCTGCTTATGTTGGTGAATATTTCTCACGTGAGTGGGTAATGAAAAACGTAATGATGTTTGATGATGAAGACATCGAAGACATGTCTAAACAAGTTGAAGCCGAAAATGATAATGGCGGAGACGAAGAAGAGGAAGTTTAATAATGAGTGATTTAGAATTGGAAACAAACCCTACACTAGACCTAGTTAATGCTCTACAGGGCGGCAACTTCAACAGTGCAGAGGAGTTATTTAATGACATCCTAGGGGACAAAGTACAACAGTCTCTGGACGCAGAAAAAGTAGCTGTCGCAGACCAGATATTCAACGGTATAGACCCCGTTGAGATGGAAATGGAAGACGAAGAAGTAGATGCTATATTGGACAATGAGGTCGAAGAAGAAGAATTTACGGCCGAAGTTGAATAAATATTCACTATAAATACTTTTTTGTATAAATACTCCTAAACGAGGACTAATTGTGAAAACATTTAAACATTTGCGGGAATCCAAGGACAAGATTGTCTTCAATAAGAAGATGTCTAAATACCCTGTAGTTATCACAAAAACGGACAAAGGGTTTCACCTATCTATTGATGGTGATTCTGTTGATACGTTTAAGTCACAGAAAGAAGCGGAATCAACCGCGAAACAAGTCCTCAAAGACTTAGGTAAATAAAATGAAACTGATTAGCGAATACGTAGAAAACGATGTACAGTGCATTGTAGAAGCTAAAGATAATGGTGAGAAGAGTTACATTATTGAAGGTGTATTTGCGCAAGCAGACAAAAAGAATAGAAACGGACGAATCTACCCAAAGGCCATTATGGAGTCTGCGGTAAATAAGTACGTTGAAGACCAAGTTAGCAAGAAGCGTGCTGTAGGTGAGTTGAATCACCCTGAAGGCCCTACAGTTAACTTGGATAAAGTTTCTCACCTCATCACTGACCTCAAATTAGAAGGCACTGATGTGGTAGGAAAAGCACAAATATTAGACACTCCTATGGGCAAGATCGTAAAAGGTCTCTTAGAAGGTGGTGTCCAATTAGGCGTGTCAACTCGTGGTATGGGAAGTCTTGAGAGCAAAAATGGCGTCATGTACGTCAAAGAAGACTTTATTCTTAGTACTGTAGATATTGTACAGGATCCAAGTGCACCTGAAGCTTTCGTTAATGGGATTATGGAAGGTGTCGACTGGGTATGGAAT